TCTTGCGGCATCCATGATACCGTCCATACTATCTTCAATAGTACCACTGACAAAGCAGTTGTAGGGTGTCACACGCCTTGGTGCACCCATTGCACTCTGCACCCTCCCTGCAGGAAGGAAACGTTGATTGAATAAAATGTTTCTAAAGTTATTGAAGTGTCCCTCATCATCCTTCAGTGCTCGTGCAACACGGGTCATTGCATCCTTAAATGTTTCTCCCTGGCCTCTATACTTCTCAGCATGAATAGATTCTGATATCTCTAGTGTTGGTCCGTACTCTGGTTCTGTGTTTGGTATATTCATCTGTAGTCTCCTGATCCTTTTATTGTTCCACGTTTCTCTCTGCTGTCGAGCTTCTTCATATTTTCTTTTACAACATCATTTAATTTTATATCTAAAAGATTTAGTATAGCTATAAAGTAAAAGAACATATCCCCTGCTTCAAGTGTGACACCTTGTTTATCTAATGGTGTGTCATCCCTCTTATGTTTCTTGAGCTTCTCAAAGAACTCACCTGTTTCTCCTATCAGACCCATAGTATTTTCTAAGAACCTTTTATCACCAGAGGTAATCATTTTGTTTTCTACCCACTCAGAATAATCATCTAAGTCTACTGGTTTATTTTCTTCAAAGGCATCAAAGTATCCCATGTCTTCTAAGTCTTGATGTGTTAGCATTATTTCTCCTTTGCATCTATCTCTATAATTTTAACATCGTCTAAGTCATAGATGGTGTCTCGAATTATTTCTTCAACACTCATCTTCAAACTATCTGAAGCAATAAAGTTTGCTTCAGGATCTACCTCCAGTAACATTGTTATCTCAAACAACACAGGAACCTCCAAGTTATATAGACTGAAACACATACGTCAATCTATTCTTTTGTCCAATCGTCAGGAATAGATTTTTCTGCGTACTGAAAGCCATACTTTTTGCACCAGTCTGCATAAGAAGACTTAGCACCCTTGTATAACTTTGCTCTACTGTTTTGAAAAACAAAACGAATATCTAAATCAGGAAATTGTTTTGCTATCTCTTTGTGCTTACGTCTATCGTTTGCTACAAATCGTCCCTTGGTTTCTATAATGATACCGTTGGACAAAACAAAGTCAGGTGTATACGTTCTTACTTTTAAGTCAACCCACCTGATCTTTTCTTTTTCATACGTAAACTTAATTCCTTTGGATCGTAACTCTTTTGCTACATCATCCTCAAAGCCAGATCGATATCCTGCCTTGAGTGCTGATGCTCTATACCGTTTGCTCATTGTACGTAAGATCCTCTGGGACATTTGGTATCTTAACCACGTCCACCAGGAGGACATCACCATTGCCATAAACAAATCTCCTGGCTTCAGGCCAACACTTCTTATTGAACTCACAGAATCCACAGGAAGGATGAAGCTTTGTGTTAGGGCTTGTCTTTGATTGTGGTACTGGATCAAAACCTCTGTCAGGTATGCCACCCTTTACCATTTCTTTTACTTGGTCTATTTCTTTTTCTTTTTGTTCTAACTCAGGAGTAAAGTCGTACATATCCAAGCAGATACCACCACCTACTTTATCAACAACAAGGAATGCACCATGCGTTTTGTTTGTTACCAGTGGATCATCCTTTGCTGCGTAGACATATGAACTTAGCTGACTGATATAACCGAATGGATCTTCTTCCCTTAGATTACCTTCCGCAAACTTTTTAAATGAGTAAGGAGAGGCAGACTTAACATCGATAGTCATTCCATCGATCACTGCATCCCTGTGTCCTGCCAGGTCATTAATCCTCATTCGATCCTGTTGACCTGTAACCTTGTGACCAAATGCCTCTACAATAGCAAGAACTAATTCCTCTATCATGTCTCCATAAAAGAACTTCAGCAAGTCTGAAGGAGACAATGCTTTAGCTACATTAGTCTCGTTGATCTTGTACCAAAGTTTTCTTTTACATGGGCTACCAATAGAGGAGAACGACAAATACCCTCGTGGTTTCTGTGGTGCTCTGAATCTTGAGGTAGCTGCTTTGCCAATACGATCACCCATCTTTAGACTGAGTAAATGATCCCAACCCTTGAGTCCAAGGATTGTGTCTTCCATATCTTTGACGAGTGTTTTTATATTGGGCATTGTATATCCTTTTGTGTATACGCCCCCACCTCAAAATGAGAAAAAAGGTGAGGGCGATTCTTCTAGGGGAAGGAATCAGAAAACCTAGAAGGGTATTGAGTCCTGTGGTTCTTCTTGGGAGGTGGAAGACGACGAACCACCAGAACTCTGGGAGTGATCAGTGAACATTGAACGTGGCTGGGAGGAGCCACCTTCTGATTCATAGACCACATGGTCTAGGACTTGAAGTCCTAACAGGCGTGAACCTTTACGTGCACCAGCATCGTACAGTTCAAACTTTACAATACCTTCACTACCGTTACCAATGAAACCTTTCTCTTCTAGGTTCCATGCTTTACCAGTAATGTCAGCCACGATGGGAGGACCACCCTGCCATTCGTGCTTACCTTTATGAGGACGATCTAAGGTAACACTCCACCCATGATCAGTCTCTTTAAACTTTTTACCAAGACCTGCTTTCTGCAGTTCTTTCATAGTCTTCTCATCAGTAGCAACTGTGACCTTGTACATACCGTCAGTCTCCTGATGGAACTCTGCACGATCACGATTGGATTCAAATACTTTTGCCCATTCGATCTTACCTTTTACATCTATTTGTGTTGATGGCATTTTGCCCTCCTTTTTTACTGTTGTTACATCTAATATTTTTTATTGTAGTTGTCAATGGGTTTCAGCCCAATTTTTTCCTACGTTTGAAGAGCCAGGCGTAGGTATCTTAAAGCCTAACTCCTCTCCAGTTTTAAGCATACATTTTTCTTGTAGTTTACCAAGGTGTATAGCTTCTTCTTCTGTACCTGTTACTTCTACTTGGTACTCATCATGAATAAATCCAACCATCTTAAACTTGATACCTTCCTTACGTGCAGCATCATGCCAACGTAAGAGAGTATGCTTCATCAGACAAGCCTCACCATTTTGTAGGATACCTGCCAAAGCTTTATGGGTACTTGGTACTTTAACTCTACGTCCATCATACCCTTTGAACCAACCATGCTCTCCCACAGTAGAGATGTAGCTGTTCTTTAGATCATAAAGACCACCAATGCTCATCTCAAAACGAGTACGTGCATCCTGTGCTTCCTTCATGCTGACCTTTAGAATCTGACCAGTCTTTGCTACCCCTGCTCCTAGTAGCCAAGCATAGATAAAAGTCTTTGCCATATCTCTTGTACCATTGGGTACAGCCAGAGCATTCTTGTTGACGTTGTGAATGTCTGTCTCGTTTTCTTTCTTACCCTTCATGATAGCTTGTGCATACTGATCTGCGTCAAACATACGCCATAGGTAATCAGCTAATACTCGTAACTGAATCCCATCTGCATCTGTGCCAACCAACCATGATCCAGAGGGTACAGTCCAACAAGACCTTAAGTTTTCATCGTACTGCTTCTTTACCTCTTCAACTGGAGTTGTTACCTCATCATGAAAAGGAGAAGATATGTTAGCAGTGTTAGGATCTTTATGTGAGCAACGTCCAGTCCAGGCTCCAATGCTTTGTATCCTACCGTGAATACGTGAATCTTCTCCACACTGTCCTAGCCACTCCACCAGTGATGAACGTCTACCTTCCAGTGTCAACCACTGGGCCAAGGCTTTGGCTCCTGTAGGTGCTGCCTCTGGAAGTGTACTGAGATTATCCTCAGAAACAGTGTATCCGTAGTGTGAAAGATGTTCTTTCTTTTGATCGTAGAAATCCTCATCCATAGATTCGATAGACTTACCGTAAGGATCTCCTACCTTTTTTCTGGAGAAGTTGATAGCTGTTTTAGTTTTATCTACTGGCTTCCACCCTGCATCCCATAGTGCATCAATTCGATCCTTTGATGAGCCAGGATTAAAGGATGACCAGTCAAAACAAATAAGGTCATTACTTTCTACAGTAGTTAATGCATACTTCTCTTTTGCTTTACTTACTGTAGCCATCTCCGTACCATCCTTCTTGAGTCGGTACTTGATACGATTGACCTCTTGTAGTTTAGGTGGGAAGTCCACCTGGAATTGATCCTCAAGTGTCTTCATCTTTTCTTTGACAGAGTTAAGTAAGAACTCAGCCTTTGGAATATCAAACTGAAAACCGTAGTACTGAGTTCTGACTAGCTCTATCTGTACGTCATGTTCTGCTCTCAGAGACTTAGCCCAATCAGGATTCCAAATAATGTCATTGAAATGATTGAACAGAGATTCTGTAACCTCGATGTCTTGATACCAGTAGTCAACCATTTCGATACTGAAGTTATTAAACTCATGAAAGTCTCCTTTATGTTTGTTAAGTCTCATACCCCAAGCCTGTAGACTGTGAGGTGATCGTGAACCCTTGGGTGTTTCGATGTCGTAGTCTGAAAGTCGGCTGACGATCAGAGTATCTACAATCTTCTTTGGGTCAATCAGTCTTGGCCTCAAGAGTTTGTTAAGCATAGGTGCATCAAACTGTATAAAGTTGTGACCAACAATTAGATCTGCTGACTCATACCATTTGATTGCTTCACGTTTAGCAACCTCATCCTCGTGACAGTTATCAAACCTGACCACTTCACCAGTAGTAATATCCTTACCACCACAAATCCAAAGCTTGTTACTGTCCTCAAGTCCATTTGTTTCTATGTCCGATACTACTATCCTCATCCGTTAAAAACCTTTTCTTCTAAGATAGTTGTTTCAGGGTCATAGTACACTGATCCTGCATTACCTAACTTAGCAAAGGGTCTATTCTTATCTACGATAAAGTGTGTGGTGTTGCGTTCTGTTTCATCCTCTGCCTCCACATCACGTTGCAGTTTGATACAGATGATAGCTTCCTCTTCAAGAGATGCAGCATACTTTGTACGTCCATCATCATTGACCTGAGAGATAAAGATAACACCAATGTTTAACTCTTTAGCAAGCTGTGCCATTCGTGAGCCTAGAGTTGTCAGGGTACTGGTGGCTGCATCAACGCCAGAGTTAGACAGGTAGGCTAGACGTTGGACGTGATCTATGAAGATGTACTGTGCTCCATACACAGTGGATGCTAGCCTTACGTAGTCTAGTAACTGCATAGGATCGTCATGCGTTTGCATCTCAAAGATGATTGTGTTCTCACCACCTGTCATCTTTTGTGCAGCCTGGATAACTTGTTCTTCTGTATACCCTGTAGCTTTGGCATCCTCTTTGGTTCTGACGTTCCATCCAAGTTCGTAGGTTGCCATTGCCCTGTAGGTTGTAGACTTCATCTCTTCCATGTGTAGCATAGCAACACGAGTGTTTTGCTTAAGGAGTTGAACCTCAAAGTATCTGACTAGCTCAGTCTTACCCTGACCTCTCATAGCTTTGATAAAAGTTAAACCACCTTTGACCAATCCTCTGATCTTGTCATCGATAGCAACATGACCTGTTGATACATACTCGTATGGATTCTCTGTAGTGATAGCCTTCTCAACTTCAAGATCACCTACAAAGAAATTGTCAGGACTGAATCGTTGAGGCTTGAGGGCTGACCACTTGAGGTCTTCACTATCTCCTTCCATCAAGAACTCATTGGCATCCTTCCACTTGGACATAGGTACATAGTAGAACTTCTCAGGCATCATACTGTAAAGCTTTTGTGCTGCTGCTTTACCTGCTGCATCCGATAGCTCACCTGCGTAGACTACCATCTCAAAGCTGTTGAGGTAATCAAAACAATTCTTGATTAGCTTTTCTGATAGTGAAGCAGAAGGTACTGACTTAACAGGGTAGGACTTACCTAACACCTGGTAAAGACTTGCTGCATCAAACTCACCCTCAGTAATGTAGATCCGTTTACTAGATCCTGCATTGAACTCAGGTCCAAACAAATTGTTTGAGTCACTGCCCTCTTTCCAGAAGAACTTCTTCTCGTGAAAGCCTCTGTACTTGACGCCATTGGGGTACTTGAAAGCATATCGTACTGGTAAGTTACCCTCACCAGTTTGTAACTGTATGTTGTATAGCTTGGCTACATCTTCATCCAAGCCACGAATACCTGTGTGTTTACCAGAAATAACTTTTGCGTTTCTGACATCAACCTTAAGAGGTGGTGGTGGGTAGGTACGTTCTGCCCATTCAAACTTTTTATCTTTGTTTGGGTATCCTCTGCCACAGGAGTGGCACTTGCCAACCTTTGTTGCTACGTTGTAGCTGAATGCGTCACTGCTTGCACAGTCCTCGAATGGGCACGGTTGATGTGTTATCTCGTTGCTGCTGTTTACTGCTGCTGTCATTGTTACACTGTTCCTTTTCAATTGATCTCTTCCTCTCCTCATCACTCATATCACGTATACATTTATTTGTCACCTCTAATCCTCATACATTCTTAAAGCTTCCCATGATACAGGGAATAGCTCCATTATTTTTTCTTCTATTTTTTCTGCTACAAGTCTTGTTTCATACTGAGCATCAGGCTTAAGCCGTAGTCCACACATCTTTGCAAAAGCATGAAGTGTTCCTGACCAATACCACTCAGTCATCATAGACTGTGGTAGTACCATACGTGCTTGCTCTGGTGCTACGCCATAATCAAGTAGCTCTTTATAAGTCTGTAAGCCTACCCAGTTTGCATCCTCCCAATCTCCAACATCAACAGTACCCTCACTACCTTGTTTCTTATTAGCACTACGTCCACGCCATGTATCAGGTTTATAAAACTCAGGTTCATCATCTACATATCTACGACTAATTTCATTCCAAGGCATGTACTCATGCTTCTGTAGCTGACGTGCTACAAAGATAGGAGCTTTGACATGGAAGGTTAAAAACGTGTGATTGAATGGAGAGTAGTGCTTGTGTTTAGATAGGTACTGTATTAACTTTTCATCCTTGGTTTTGAGTCCCCACTTCCCGATTGTTTGGTCAGTGCAAATCATCTCTGACTTTTTACCAAAGCTAACCCTAGCTGCATTTACAACCATGATGTCACTACCTACATGCTGCTGATAAGTTACCTCAATCATAAGTTTTTCCTATATTCTTTGGTGCGTAGACTTCACCATTGTATTGACTACCAGTCTCAGTGTCTGCTCCAAAGTTACACCATGCCAGGATCACTAGGATTGTCATGATCCAGTAGAATGAAACCTTACACCACTTGATAAATCCTTCAAATGTTTTCTTAGCTTCTATCTCTGCTGCTTGACTTGGTGTCATTGTAATTTCTCCTTTCTGATTTCCTCTACACCTACTGCATAGTACTCATTGTGCTCAAACATATCTAAGATAATTCGTCTGTCTTTTGCCCTCATGTAAAAACTTATATGACTATTATCATCTTTGTTCTTTTTTATTTTAACTAGGTATCTCTTCATTACTGTACCTCTACTTCTAGACAAGCCACTGTCTCTGACTTGTGCGTTACCATCTTAGCTGCTTTGCTCAGTTCAATCTGGCACTCTTCTATAGTGGCATAGTTACCTAACTGGTAGTGCTCGACTGTCTGTGTGCTAAACAACTGCATCCATACTAATACATACATCATATATATTTTTCCACTTCCTCATCTGTAAAACCAAGATCTTTTGCTCTCTGTCTGTAAAGTTTTGGATTTACTTTAGACAATTTCATTGTTCTTTCAATAGGCATCTCATACTCGTTTATGTTCTTGTAAGATAACCAATTCCAGTAGTAATCACCATTTAAAAATTCTGATTCTACATGACAGGTAGGGCAGAGAAGGTGTAGGTTTTCTACTGAGTTGTCACCACTTTCATTGATAGAAAGGATGTGACATCTCTGTACCTTGATATTAAAACCACAAGCAAAACAATCATTTAGTCCACCTAATTCTATACCATACTGATCAAGAAAAGAATTGCCATACCAGTACTCATGTATCTTTTTCTTTGTTGGCATACCCTTTCTTTTATTAACCTTTAAAACATTGGATACCATACCTCACCTCTCTTCCTTTGCTCCATAACATCAGACAATATTCTCTTTAGGTTGTCTGCTTTTTTGTTTTCACCATCCCACTCCAGGTCACTTATATCCTTCTGTAGGTCTATGATATACTGTTGTACAGCAGCAACTTTCTCTTGTTCGTATTTTAAGTGTCTCATTATTTAGTCTCCCTATCCAGTGTGTTACTTCATCATGTGGATCATCTATCCAAGTCACCTCGTTCCAGTTCAATTTGCAAATCCCTCCCTGTTAATTCAGATAGCAGTCTGACAACATCCTTACGTCCCTTTTCGTATCCTTCATCGAATGCGTCAGCTATATCTTCTTTGTCGTTATACTTCCTGTATAAGAACCCTGCTAACAACGAGAGCACAACTAGTAGTATAGTTATAGGTTCTGGTATGTAAATACTCACTGTGTATATCCTTAAGTTTTTACTGTTGGTAATACTATTAGTAGTATATCTAATAAAAGATATAAGATTTAAGTTATTAACTAATAGTAATACCTATAGTAGGTACTCACTTTCATTTTCATTACAAGTGGGTCATGTTGTCACATGTTGATTCGGGTGTGTACCCAATACATAAATAACAGTACGAGAACTAATATAATTATATCTGTAATCATATTAGTCACTCTTCTTTTTCCTCTTTGTTCTTTGGTTTGAATCTGATCCGTTCAACGTACTTATCCACTGCTTCCTGTTCTTCCTTAGTCCACATTGGATTAGAATACTTATTTTCTTTTTGTGTTTTATTCATAGTACATATTTCTTTCTTATGATGTATTGTTTTGATTGTCTTCCAACAGTTCTGACTACAGTGTAGTCTTTCTTGTTGGTGTTACCTAGTTCTTTTACTTCGTGCTCATCTGAGTCTTTGTATCGTATCGTTGAGATAGCATCTTTAATTGCTCTGGTTCTTGAATGATACAAGTTAGTTTCTAGTGGTTTGTACATGTCATTCAACCAGTATTGACAGGTTGATTCCCATACGTGCTTAGAATATTTACTCATTAAGTGTCTCCTTCTGCTTATCTGCAATGTCTTGCACTCTATCCATGTATCTAGCTAATGCTACGGTCAGATCTTCTATACTTGCCTTGTCTGCACACTCTCCGATTGTCTCCCATGCATGTGCTTTCAATGGTTTCTGAATTGTTTTCTTTTCTTCTATTATTTCTTGTGCTGCTACATCGATAGCTCCAGTAAATTCATTCAACCATTTCAATAGGTTAGGTTTATCTGTAGGTACTTCTACCATAGTTGCACCTATCTTTTTAGCTTCGGACTGAGTACCTACCCACTCACCAACTTTGTTCATGTATAGTCTCATCTCAAGTTATCCCCTCCATCAAAGTCTAGTTCTCTCTCATCATCTATCTTGTAGCTGCTTACTGTGTTTGCTGCTTGATGCCATGATGATTCAGTGAGTGTCTTACCAAGTAGACCTATTACCAATTGTTTAATCTCGTACTCGTCAAAGTCTGAGTAGTAGATCAGGTTATATATCTTTTCTATTTTAGGTGTCATCGTTATCAACCCTCATTCTAACATCTAACCTCCAAGTAAATCCTGTTAGTGTCTCAGGCGTTGCTAGACCTAAGTCTAATATGTGTTCTTCGATTGCCATTCTAATGTGTCTATTGTGTAGACACTCTAAGTCATGGTCTGATATAACTGTATTTTTAAACTGCATCTGCTACCACCTGACTTTCA